CTACTGATGCTGTGAAGAAAAAGCTGCCCCGCCAGTTCTCAAAAGAGGGCAGGGGCAAACTCATAAAGTTCACTCCGAACTCCGAGAACGTGAAGCAGGCTTTCGAGCGAAGTCAGAACCTTGGTGTGCTCCCGAATTCGTTCACCCGTGGGGCCGGACGCATGACTGGGTTCCTTGGGGAGATCGCATTTGAGCTACTATTTCCCGACTCGAAATACGTCGGCAACTACAGCCGCACCCACGACTACTTAATGGGGAGTAGAAAAATCGACGTAAAGTCCAAGACATGCCGCGATAAGCCCAAGCCCCATTTCACGGCTTCTGTAGTCTGTCCTGAAAGTAGACCTCTCAAGGCAAGCCACTACTTCTTCGTTCGCGTCCGCAAGGATTTGACGCGGGCGTGGATGCTGGGCTGGATCACCAAGAATCGTTTACTGGAACAGGGCGAGTTCAAGAGGAAGGGGGACGAGGACGAATACGGGTTCACTTACAAGGTGTCTGGCTGGCACATTCCGATCTCCAGCCTGAGAGCGCCCCTGTCCCTATGATACGGCTAAAGTGGAGGGGATGATGTCATACTTCTTCTTGATACTAATCGTCCACACTTTTCCGCCGCCATGCCCGATTGATTTGATTGGCCGGATGTTGGGGTTGGCTTTCCCCGCTTCTTCCAGTGCAGACATACCGCGCCGAACGAATTCAAGGTTGTTTGACATACCCACGTTGCGCCCATTGTTGAAGTCGTGCAGTGTGACCTGAAACTCTGTCAGGGTTCCCACCCAGCTATCCATCGTGCCGTTCATAGCGCGGCATTTCTTGGCGAAGAACTCGACCAGTTCTGCTACTGCGGAGCGGCTGGAGTTGTCATAGGCTGCAGCCGAGACTGAAATGTCGATGAAGCTGACGATGCCAAAGCGGCCATATGATTCGATTTCTTGCGGGACTACCCAGTCCACAAGCCACTTACCGAAGTAAGGCAACTCGTTCTTGATCGTGGCCTCCAGCATTTTGTTCGGTGGGAAGTTGCTTGTCGCATTATCGCGCACCTTTAAGGCCATGAGCTTGTCACGGTTGCTACTGTCAAGGGCAGGGATCACGGATAAGCTGTTGGCATCCATGTTCAATGACATGATCACGCGCCCTGCCCATGGGATTGAGAGAGAATCAGCATACTTGGCCATATATTCAATTCTCGGATTAGCGACCGCTCGCTTGATGAGTTCGGTTGCCTTCCGTTGATCCTGAAACGAACTGGCGCTGGTTGTGTCGTCGATCACCCACGCGGCTACGCGGCCCAGATCCCTGTTAAACTTGGTATGCCCCGATAGATAATCGGACGCATCTGAGAACCCCCCGACGAGACCCGAGATAACTCTGTTAGACAGCAGACTCTTCCCCTTGTTAGTTGGCCCGACCAGAATAAGCGCGTGTCCTTGTCTCGACTCCCTGTCTAGGACAGCCTCGTAGAATCGTTTCATCCACGCGAAAAAGTATTCGATGGTCGGGCGTGGGGTAGAATCCTCAAACAACTGGTGTAACCATGCGTGAAGGAAGGGCCAGTGCTTTGGGTCTCCATTGTCCGCTGGTTCGACTGGCTCAATGGTAGATGTGTTGAGAATGCGGTTTCCGCTGCACTCGACTACACGGTCCTTGGAGAACACCACAGGGGCGATCTCGTGGACTCGGTTCTGGTTGCTTATCACGAGGACTGCGGATTCGACCTCGGACAACGGCTTTCCCTTTTTTTGTCGGGGGCAGAACCCCATTTGTCGGAGTTCCAGAACGAGTTGGTCTTTGGGGATCTCCACCGCGAGGTTGTCCAGAAGTTTGAAGAACCGTTTTCCGGTGAACCAATACTCGTTCAGCAGGTTCCCCATCTTTTTCTGCTCATATTCCTCAACGAAGGCAGGGCCAAAGATGTCGCGCCACGACATAAAGCCTCTTCCGGCTCGGTCGCTATAGCAGATCATTCCTGCCTCAGACACCTGACATCCTTCTCTGTCGATTCCGTCGTCGATCCAGAACAAAGGGCCACGACTCCCGATCTCAAAATCCCCTGCCCACCTGTGGTCGTAGTCCTTCTTAACCTTTTCTGCGACAACGTCGATTGGGATTGATGTGTCGTTCGACTGAGGAGAATTGGTTTCTGCTGCCTTCAACAGGGCCGTATGGACTATTTGTTTATCCAGTTGTGGCCCTATTGCTTTCCACTCAGTGCCTAACTCAAAATACTGTGAAGGGTTTAACGAGGTCTCATCGAACCCTGCGAAGATTTTGTTCAGCTTCAGGGTGTTCTTTATCTCCTTGGCGAAAGCCCCGATCATATCGGGGGAGATCGGAAGCCCATCTACAAATTCCCATACCAGTCTGATATACCCGCTGTAAGTCTTGGACCGCCACGTTGGCATCATCCCTAAGCAGACCGTAGCGAGCTTACCGTCCACCAAGTCCCAATCGACGGGGGCGTCATAGTCAGCGACTATTCCATAAATCTTGTTGGGTGGGTTCTCAGCCGACACCCGTTTGGACGGGGCGCGTCCTTCTACAGTTGAGTAGAATACATGCTTAGTTTTGGCGTTTGCACACCACGCACGATACTCCGCCTTGGAGGAGAACTGTGGGACTGAAGATTTGGAATTGGAAAGATCGGTGGTCTTCTTTGCGGCAGCACTGCGTAGATTTTCAATATAGCGGTAAGTCATTTAGTGTATCGGGTAAGCGTAGTTCCTTCGGCTGCGAGCGGTATATCCGCAATCCATTCTGGCGGAGTGGACATGATGCTCAGGATGTCTGCCAGAGCGTCGTCCGCCTTATCGGCGTCAGCCTCCACCACAATCTCATCGTGAACGTGCATGATTATGTTATGGCCCGCGTTGGCCACCCTGACAAGCATGTCCGAAAAAATATCTCGGGCGAGTGCCTGTGATGCGTTCTCAGCTACGAAGCCGCCCCATAATTTGATGGGGATCATCTTGGCCCCTTTGGGGAAGTGGGCTGTGTATTGTATCCGGCCCCCTTCAACCTTGTCCGCCGAAATCAGACCGTAGTCCAGCACCCGTCCACTTGGCAGATCCACCGTGAATGGTGTGGGCATTCTCTGCCCTGACATGTTGTAGGCCCCGCTAATATCGGCGTTATATTGTCTCCATAAGCGGGTGACGGGTGACATGGAGTTGCGGTAAATATCGACTGCCGCGTCTGCCTCTTTCTGTGTCATTCCCGACATGTCTGCGAACCGCTGTTTTCCTGCCCCATAACCACATCCGAGAACCATCGCTTTAATCTTGTGCCGGAGCTTGGGGTATTGTTTGAGCAACCCATTCTCTTTCTTCCACTGGTTAAACCGGATCGCGAACGCCTCGTAAATATCTTCCGACTCTGCAATTTCCTTGAGCATATCCTTGTCGCCAGCCAGCCAGCACAATGTTCGCACCTCGATCTGGCTCAGGTCGGCAACCACTAACCGTTTATCTTCTTTTGTAGATATGAGGTTGCGGAGGTTGATCCCAAACGTCTCCTCGCGAGGAAGGTTCTGGAGGTTCAGGTTCCCACCGCCCCCAGAGAAGCGCCCTGTGTGCGCCCCGAAATACATAAAGCCTCCGTAGTATCTGCCGTCTGGCATTGTGGCTACGTCGAAGCTCTCCACCTTTTTCTTGAGAGCGTTGATCCTCCGCCAGTTCTGTGTGGCCTCGATCCAGTCGTGCTTCTGGCTATTGTAATCCATCCACTTCTTGCTCTCTGGGTTGGTCTTCGCCAGACTCGCAGGCGGCTCCAGCCCAACCTTCTGGCACTCCTCGTCAAACGCAGCGCGGCTCAAGAGAGGCTTACTTCCGAGCCATGGGATATTGGACTCGGCCTCAAACAACTTCTCGTTGATCGTCTCCAGTTGCTTCTTCAGGAGGTCCGTGTCGATGGGTATGCCGCCCTGACAGATCCTCCTGTTCAGGGTGCTGATTATTCTTTCCTCCTCCGGCCAGCGGTCACCGAACTCCTCCCACAACCGGAGACAAAGCTCGGCATCCTTGACGGCGTAGGCGCTGACCTCTTTGCGGAACTCGTCAGTCATCGACTCCCACCTCTTCCCGCTCATGTTGTCGCGGGTGGTCTTGTCCACTTCTAGTCCAAAAGCTGTATGAGTCGCTCCTTTGAGCGAGCGAGGAAGGCGGCAATACGCTGCCAGATCCGCTGTGCAATGCCACGCGACGGGCGTGACTTCCGGCCACCACGATTGGGTCGCTCCATATAGATATAAGGCTTCATCGAATGCTGCGTTGTGGCTCAGGGCCGTATTACCAATTAATAATTTCCAGTTAAAATCCTTCGGGTGGCCGACGAACTCGGTGCCGTCGGTTCCTTTAACGGTGAGCAGATAGGCGTCGAATTCGGGATGTGAGAAGTATCCCAGTGGGCCGAGCGTCCTGATGCTGCACCGCTTGTCGTAGTAGGTTTCAAAATCGAGTGCGTAGGTTTTCATGGCTCCTTAAAAGAAGCCCCCCACTGGAACTATGACAAACCAGTGGGGGGCTTTAAGTGCCGCCGCTTTTATGTGGTTACGGCGAGGGCGATGCTTTAACCAGAACGACTAGAGAACACTATGAAACTCTAACCACCCCGCCACAATACCCGATCTATTAGTCCTCCCCTTTGTCCACATCGGTTTCCTCCCCATCCACGAGAGTCAGATTAAGTTGACTCTTGTCGTTTACTGGGAGTTCCATGCCGATGGAGCTGGCCAAGGCGGCTCGGATGGAGATGAGTTTCCGCTTACTTTCGTGCGCGGTCTCTATACTTCTTTCGAGTTCCTCGACCATGCCACTAAGCATGACAACTTCTTCCTCCACAGTCTGGGTATCAATCTCAGACATTAGCGAAGAAAGCTGGAGCAAAACTTCTGAACGGCCTCGCTGCTCTCCTTGTCGGTGAACGTGAGGTTTGGAGCATACCACGAATACTTACCCCGACTTATAACGGACGAGGTGAAATCCCACACCCGAGAAGAGGGAGGGGTATCCGCGTTGAACAAGGTGAACGTAGCCAGACGCTTGAACGTCTGACGATACGCATCCTTGGCGACATTGATGCGGCCAAGGGCGTAGAACTTGTCCCCGATTGGGAACGGATAAGCCGCCCCCATATCAGTCTTGTCCGGCTTCTCCAAGAGGAGGGTAATGTCCGCGAATTCCTGCATTGGGTATTCGGAAGACGTGGCGATCTCGTCCCGCTCCTCCCGAGAGTGAGCGATACGAGGAATCTCGTCGTCGTCATAAGGGATGTCTTCCCGCCAGCCCTTGATCACGGAGACCGGAACGCATGTAATTGCTGTTTCCGGTTCTGCAATAACGAATTGCTTGTCGAGAACGATGCTGCCAAAAGGGGCGTCGAACTCTGAGGTCTTCTGACATATGTTAATCCGTGGGATTTCAATATCAGAGGGTTCAATCATCATTGCCGCAGGGGACATGATTTCCGTTGGTGCCTTCTTTTTTATCGCGCTTGCCATTTGTAGTCGGTGTTTCTTGTGTCTTGTTTCTTGCTTCAGGCGAGGGTATGCCGCGCCTTTGAGATTGTCACTATATCTGCCTCCAGACAGGCGTCAACAAATTCTTTAGCTTTTCTTTTCCGGTCATCCTTGGCGAACTGAGCGCCCACTGCTGTGGACAGTTTGCCGAGTGGAATATTGGCCAACCCCAGCATCTCTTCCTTGCCGAGACCGAAGCGTTCCGCGATCTCCACAACACCCATGTTGTCCTGAACCCGTTTCGTTGCCCCCATGTTCTTGAGCCGCAGGCTGGGGAATTCGGTCCCGTCCTTAGCCAATTCGATTGCTCGCTTCTTCAGGCTGTCCGCCCAGTTGGAAACCATCTTGGCGATCAGCCATAGTTGCTCGACGACTTCAGGGTCTTCGATTGAGTCGATGTCAACGTCAGGTAGTTGGGGGTTGATCTTCTTGGCTACGGAGACCACTAACCCACCTAATGCGGGACAGGCGTCCTCGTGCCGACAGAAGCGACAGTTTACGGTGGGCGTCAGGTCTGTTAGATCCGGCGCACCACCGTCCCATTTCGGCCTTATCGCTTCACCCTTCCTGATTGCGGTGGATAGTTTGGCGCTTAGTGCGGGGACATCTTCACGGGCGAAGGTGTGGAAGAGCGTCTCGTTTCTAACAGGAATGTAGAACACGAACGTGATCTCCTTGAGTTCGGGAAATTTCTGGAACGCTCCAACGGTGTAGGCTTGGGCCTGCCAGTTGGATTCCGGCGGGTCGATCATGCTGATGCCCGATTTGTAGTCGGCTTTGACTGCCGTCTGGTCGTCGAAGATGGTAAGGCGGTCGCACGTTCCCCATGTAGAAGTGCCATCCAGTTCAACCGTGAGTTGGATCTCTTTGTAGTCCGCTATTTGACTTCGACCCTTTTGGGCGTAGTTCATCAGGAACGCTTCTTCCTCTTCCACGATCTGCTGGTAGATGGAAATCTCCTCCTCGCTCTCAAGGTTGGAGGTGTCCCCAACTTCCAGCGCCTCGTGTATCCGTGTGCCTTTTTCGGCGGCGGTGTTTGTTCCAGTTCTCCCGTGGAACCCAGCACAGCCTGCTACGTATTTTAATGACGAGGGCGAAAATTCCGCGTGGTCTCGATCAGAGTGGCTATCCGGCATGAGCGGTATTATACCTCTTTTTGCCGCTTAGTCAAAATGTATTTAGCAATTAAATACGCATCAACCATTCCGTCGTGTGGGGTGCGGCACCTTTTGTTTCTGAGCCAGTTCTCGGCGGGCGCGAGTTGTTCCGCTTTCTCCATGGCGAATATCTTGGTTTGCCCCTTTGGGACGTTACCCAGTATTTCCTTTTGCCACTTATGCACCGACACCCGCATCAGGTCATATCCCTTCACCTCGGCCATCCCGACTATCTTGCCGAAGCTCATGGCCATGGACCGAACGGCCTGCGAACTTTTTGCGTGTGCCAAGGGTTCTTCTACCGCCAGCGTGAACGGTGTGTTAAGGCTGACTAGCCACTCGTTGATCTTGGCCGTGGCCACTTCGCGTTTCTTGCTCCGCTGCATTGTAGGCATGGCAATCTTGTCAATGATCCCGCCGTCAAATGCGGAAATCGCACACAGCCCCCCATCAAGTCCGTTGTCTATTCCGACAATCACTGGCGCATACCCTTCAGGCATGAAGGGGATATGATCAGACCGTCCCCTGATTCAGGAGTGAACACAATATAATTCTTGGGCAGCCCTTGAAGGAGAAAGACTTCACGGGCGCTATGGGGGGTCACCCGAAAGAAGATACCCACCAGTTTTCGGCGGGAGAATGAGAAGTCGTTTTTGGTCGGGTGGTCTTCTCTGATCAAGACGGTTGGATTAACTTCAACTGTCCTCTTTTCAAAGAGTGCTCCCATTATCCAAGGGGGGTCGAGTCGAGGAAGCAGGGCGTGGCTGGTCCTAAGTCGC